TGTTGTTCTTTCAACCAATCTTTATTATAACAAGTAACAAGGAAATCACAACTATCAGGATATTCATCATAAGAATAACCCACCCTATCAGCATCAATATAATATCTATACTTTTCTAGAGGTAATTTTTTTTCCCAAGCAATATGAACATTGTCATAATCCATATAACGTTTAGTTTTTAATACATCTAGTACGTAATCTTGAGGTGTAAAAATAGAAGTCATTATTACATTATTTTTAGATACTCGTTTCATTTCTGCTAAATCAAAAACAAAATCTTCATAGCTACAATGAGTATGCAATGAATAAGAACAAACTATATCAAAAGAATTGTCATCAAATGGAAAAGGTATTCTATCTTTACCATTAACATTGTATACAGGATTCTTTCTATCATACACTATGAATTTAGCTTCTGGATATTTTTGTTGTTCTTCGGTAAGAACTTCTTCATCGACATCTAGACAGGTATAATTTTCTGGTTTTATTTGCCCAGACTCAATTCCATCCTTTAAAAGATTGCCGTGATTGCCACCATAGTCCAATACTTTTAAATTACTCCAATCAACATCATGTATACTCTGAAACATTGGTAGTCTAGTAACTCTAGGAAATTTAAACATATTAAAATTTAATCTCGTCATAAGATCCTTTACGTGCGAAAGAAGTATTATCAAATACAGGAATATCATTACCTGCATCAACAAGTCCTTGCTGAGGATCGCCTTCAATGTCAAACAATTTCATTCTAGACCTATCTACGCCAATCATAAATCTTTTGTTGCGTGTAATGTCAGAGTATCGGTTTTTCAATTGTTTAACCATTATCTGTCCGAGTTTCTCTAGCTCTTCGGTACTTATAAGAGCAATCATTAAATCTGCTGTTGCTGGAAGACCAAATGATTCTGAAGTATCTGTAAGTTCTACATCGCTATTATTATAACCGCCTCGGGTAGTCTGTGTTGCAGTTACAATTGGCAAATCTTCTTCTACTGCTAGTCCTCTAAGTTCTTCTGCAATACTCTTAATAATAGTATAACTATTTTGATTAGACCCTGATTTAAATCTACTTGAGGAACAAATATTCAAATAGTCAATAAAAATAATATCAGGAGCAAAATTTCTTTTTAGTTTTAATTCATTTATCAATGCTTTGAAATGCCCAGCGTGTGCTGATGCTGTAGGATATTCTTTAACAATAAGTCTACCCTGTATCTTAGCATTAATTTTACTAATTCTATCTTCAAACATTTGCTTAGACAAATCTTTTAACTGTCCGATAGGCAAGTTCATTAGATTCGCATCAATACGTTCTGCGATTCTTTCTTCGGACATCTCAAGTGTAATGTATAAAACATTTTTACCTTGCGAGACAGCATTTGCTGCCATGTGACACATAAACAATGATTTGCCAACACCAGTGCCTGCAAGTACAACATTCAATGTTTTATTAGCAAGACCACCTTCAGTAATCTCATTAAACATTGCCAAATCAAAAGGCATCTTTTCTTCTAGTCTATGATAGAATTCATATCGTTTGTCTGCATTTTGAATATAATCATGTCCTACATTATTATCAAAGCCAACTTGTAATGCTTTAGACAATAAATCAGGAAGTGCATCAGGACCTAAGTCTCTGTTCTTACCATCAATAATTTGAATGCCTTCCATGATAGCATTGTAGATAGCTTTATCCTTACAATACTTTTCAGTCTCATCTAACAACCACTTAGGATCACTAGTAGATACCATATTATTTTCAAGCCACTCACTTAAAGCAGGTAGCTCTCCTTCAGATACCGTTCTATCTTCTCCAATAGAAATTGCCAGCGCCTGTTTTGTAGGAGCTTTATTGTACTTTAAAGAATACGCTTGTATTTTGTTTAATAGTATTCTATGAATACCTGAAAAGTATTCTGGTTTTAGAAATGGCAATACTTTTCTGAAGTATTCATCATTATCAAGTAGGTTTCCTAAAATTATATTTTCCAATCGGTCTTTCATTTAGAATCCTCTTACGTATCAATTCAACATCACTTTCAAGTAAATGTTCATTAATTGTAAAATCTGCATCAGGTTTAACAAAAACTTTATTAGTATCACTATAACGCGAAATGTCAATAGTGTCAAGAAAGATAGTATAGTCTGCGTCAAATAATTTTCTTGTTTCAGGTGTAGGACAAACAAAATCAGCAATAGCAATTCCATTAAACATTGCTTCAGTGAATGCAAGACCTCGCATACGAATAGCCTGTCTCATTCTTGCTTCTTCTGAAAAATCCCAATCTTGTACTGCTTCTCTTATACGATCAGCATTGAGATGCACAAAATTAGGCTGCCCTTCACAAAGTCTTTCAGCTAACCAAGTCTTTCCTGATCCAGGCAAACCACAAACCAAGACTATCATTCATCAGTCTCCTTTACGAATATACCATCTACCATACGGCCTTTTCTATCTTTAATATCATTATATGCTTGTGCCATACACTGTTCTAAAGTCAATCCATTTCTAACAGCAATATTGATAAGTACAACAATACAATCACCGATATCATCTGAAACATCACGACCCTTACATACAGAATCTGACAACTCTCCTACTTCCTGTATAAGTTTACATACTTGATCTTTGTCAGTTGCACCATCAATAAGATTTCTATCAATATGCCATTGTTTAATCATGCTCTCATACTGTTCTAATTTCATAACAATTCCTTTACATATTCACCATAAATTTTTTCAATACAGCTTTCACACAAGAACACCTCTTCATTGAGATTTTCTTTGTGAAAGCATAGTGCTTTATCACCTTGCCAAATAGTAATCTGGCATTGGTCACATTGACCTTCAGACTTCTTCGAGGTCTTGGTAGACTTCTTCAATATCTTGTTCAGTAACTTCATCTTGCATAATCCCATCTACACTTGAAATTGCATATCGTTTACTAATCCAATTAATAAAAGTTTCGTCTTTAAGAATCGGCAACCAAAAGTCTTTAGAGTAAGTATCTGATTTTCTTTGTTTAGGTTCTATTAGCTCACCAGTTACAGTGTTAACTCGCTGATACCAACCATTACTAGGTTTAATAACATGTCCCGATTCTATTGCCATGTCGAGCAATCCACTCCACTTTGCAATACCGCCTTCAAAAGATACCTCAACAGGAATCTTAGATTTCTCACGAACAAAACGAGACTTTTCAACATTGATAATAAAGTTATAGCCTGTAATTTCTGTTCCTGTTTTTTCTTGCTGACGACCAATAATAAAGATATTGGATGCGGAATAATATATTCCTGTACCGCCTGAAACAATTGCTTTAGGGAACAAACCGATTTCTTGATATGTATGATTCACTACAACCATTGGAATATCTTTAATAGTTAAATGAGGAGTAACCATACGGAACAAGGATTTCAACTGTTTCGCTCTTGACATGTCTGCAACAGATTTGCCTTCAAGTGCATCATCTACTTCTTTCTTACTTGCCAAGTTGCCAACAGAGTCAATAATAATCATAACGTGATCGCCACGTTCCAAACTATTCAATTGAGACATTGAATCGTGTTTCAATTGTTCTACATCAGTAATGGGTGTATGAACTACCCTACTACGGTCAATATCAAAAGTATCAAAGTATGCTTGAGGAGTGCCGAACTCTGAATCATAAAACAGAATAACCGCATCATCATACTTATCCAAATAGGCTTTTGCTAACAACAATGTAAATGCTGTTTTAAAATGCTTTGAAGGACCTGCAAATACAGTAAGACCAGGAGTCAATCCTCCATCTAATCGCCCACTCAATGCTACATTCAATGCGGGCACCGAGGTTTGAATCAAATCTTTAACACCAAAGAATTTGGACTCTGCTAAAATGGCAGTATCTTTAATGGTGCTATTTTTTTGTAATCTATCAATTAAACTCATTGTGTTTCATTCTCCTAATTAAATTCATTGCTAATGCTTCATTCATAATATTGTATTCATTATAACACAGTGAAGACATATGTGTCAAGTCTTTGGGCAAACACTTTCCGCCAAAACCAATAGTACCGTCTGGTCCTGGAGATTCCCAATGTGAACCACCTACAGAAAAATCTGATTCTAATAATTGAGAAAGTGTTTCAAAATTTATATCAAGTCGTTCACATATTTCTCTAAAATCATTTGCCAATGCTACTCGCATGGCAAGTGCTGAATTACGAGCAAGTTTAAACATCATAGCCTCTTTTGCTCCGACTATATCAACAAACTTATCTATAAGATTATCTCTAAGTATGCTCCCTAAAGTAGTATCACTGACAATAATTGGGACTGAAAAATCTTTTACATCATCTTCCCAATGTTTCTCGCGTAAAAACTCTGGCATCATAATAGCATCAGGGAAGTCTTTAACTTGATCAGGACCTATTGTGCTACGAATTACTATATTGCCGTAATCTTTCCATTGATTATAAGCAACACTTAATGTACTAGTGTCTAATGTACCATCAATATTTTGATTTGTAGGTACGCAAAGAAAAATATAGTCATAATTTTTTACTTCAGCCAAGAGCTTTAATGCTGGGTCATACTTAGTAATATTAAAGAATGAAGTATCATATGTCAATAATAATTCAGTAGCTTTACCTACAAACCCATAACCAACAATTAAAACATTTTTCATATAAATAAATCCTCAAGTGTAGATTGCTTCTCAGTATGCCAACCAAGAGCTTTAATAATATTATCCATTGGTTCAAGAAATGCTTTTTCAAACATTAAATCATAATCAATGTATTTGTGTATGTTGAACTCTTCAGGCAATTTGCTTTTAAAGGCAATAGTATTTTCTCTTATAGTGTTAGGTTCTTTTAAATATATGAATTTGATTTTATCGCCTTCTTGTATTTTTTCGTACCTGTTGTGCAATTCAAACTTATCCAAGTAATAATTATATAGTAAAGATCCACGAACATGCATAGGACAACCTTTACCATATATTGAACTAATATTGCCATATGTTGCCATGTTATTACTACTACGAGGAAATGCTATTTCTTCAGGACTCAGTTTACTAAAGTTTTGTTTTGCTTCACTTATAAAATTATGCAGGTGTTTTTCGTCCTTAGTTAAACAAATACGAACGGCTTCACGAAGACTGTCCCTGACAGGTTTCGGTGTAGAAGACCTAACAATCTCAAGACCCAATACTTTCAAGTCAGGAGTTTTGTATCGTACACCCTCGTTGTCCCAAACATTCATGACATATCGTTTTTTAGCAACCCACAAACACTTATCAGCAATCGCTTCACGTTTAAAAACTATTTTTTCTTCAAAGGCATTTGTGTATTCTGCCAATTCTTTCATAGCTTTAGCAATACAAGGTTCAATCTGATCGTTTCCTATCTTATCCAGAATATCAATCAATTCACTATGAGATTTTTTAGCAAAAAATTTATCTACTAAATCTTTCAGGGTAATATAACAAGAGTCAGTGTCTGTATAAAAACTATACATTTTACCTTTAGTTTTTAGTATATCATTCAAAAACTCATCTAAAGCGTGTGCTGTCTTCCGGATGATAAATTGACCAGTAAGCGTTATTCCCTCTGCTATACGATCATCATAATATCTAAAGTATTTGTTAGCTAAAGCACCGTAAAGAGAGTTTAGTTGAATTTTTCTTGCCATCTGAAAATTATTATACTTAGATATTAATTTTTTTGTATTAGGATCTTTGCTAATCTCATATTCTTGTTTAGCTTGTATCATTAGTTTTTTGTACCGCTGTCTATCATCAAAAAACTTTTGAACAAGATTAGGAAAGTGGCCACGTTTAGTGCGAGTAAATGTTTGACCATTCGCAGCAACTGCATCATCAGTATCAAACTTGTATTTGCCTGCAAGTAAACCATCAACATCTACCTCATACATACTACCTGGCACTAATGTTTCTGGACTCATGTTATATTGCATAATGATAGAAGGATATAGTGAAGTCGCATCAAACGATTCAACCCACTCATATGGACCAGGAACAGGTTCCTGTACATACGCACCTGCAATAGTCCTTTCTGGTCTATCGTTTCCCTGACCAATTATAATATTCTGTTCTAAGAGAAAATTATAAAATAAACAATCCCAAGTCATTACAGGAGAAAATACATTTTCAAAATTCATTTTCGCATCATAAGACATTGTAAGACAGAGTTCGATAAGTTTCATCTTATCTTCTAACTGATCTACAAGTACAGTATCTATGATATTATATTCGACAAAAAGATTCCAATCTTTTTCGTAAAACTCCTTGAATGTGTCATGTGGGTTTTCTAACTTTGAATGTCCAAGTTCAACTTCAGCAATATGATCTAGAGAATAACTTTCACGGGTAACATAGGTAAACTTTTTATACATGTCCAAATAATCTAACTGAGCAACACCCTGTATATCATATGTCAGATGTGTTCTACCATTGTAAGATTTTTTAACGTCACGAACAATGCTAAAAGGACTCATTGATTTTTTAGCATGGCTACCTACTTCTTCTCCTAGAATTCTTTCCATACGAGAAATAATATATGGAATATCAAATTCTTTTATATTCCAACCCGTAATAACATCAGGACAATTTACAATCCACCAATCTATAAAGCGAAGAAGAAGTTTCTTTTCTGATTCACATTCTTTATAATCAATATCAAAGTCTTTGGTAGCTTCACCAGGAGTAAACGGACCACTACCAAATGTAGTAATCTTTTTAGTTACACTGTTCTGCAAAGTAATAAGAGTGATTTCTTCCATCGGATTGAATACATCAGGAAAACCATTCTCAACGGTAGTTTCAATGTCTATTGAATACAATAGTATTTTTGAAATATCCCAAATGATTTCTTTTTCAGGATACTTTTCAGATATAAATTGATAACCCCAATTAGTCTGCCCGTAAATTGAAAAATTAGATACGTTTTTATATTGTTCTACAAAATCAGATGCTTCTGAATTAGAATCAAACTTAATTGGAGAAACAACATCACCGAATATGCTTCTAAAATTAGATTCATTCTTTGATGAAACGTACAGAGTAGGAGAAAAGGGTACCTTTTTAGATACCCTCTTTCCGTTTTCGATACCACGATATAGTATTTTATTACCGTAGTGTTTAGCAAAAGTATAAAAATTTGACATATCTTCCTCTCAGTGTGAATACATTATATAATAACGAGGAGTCTATGTCAAGCAATTAAACCTCTT